TTCTTGCTAACCTAAAGGGGAAAGAGGAGGAAAAGCCTAAAACAGAAAAGAAATGAAATCCACACGAATAGCTTTAATCGAACTTCTAGAAGAAATCAAGAAATCTCACCCAGAACTAACCCATAAACAAATCATAAAATCGTGTATGAAAATATGGGAATTTGATTCTTGGGAGGAAGAAGATGTTATAAGTAAGTTAAAAGAAAAATATGTCGATAACAAAATTTAAAACTGGGGCAATTAGAGACACTCAAACAGACAAGGAAGATTATATCGAAACTATATCTTGGAGGGCTTTCAAAAGATACGCCAAATATATGACTGGCAAGAAATCAAAGTATGGGTCAGGCAACTTCAAAAAGGGAATACCAATAGAGAGTTATGAGAAATCTTTAGTTAGGCACGTTCAAAAGTATTTGGAGAACAAATACGAGTGTGGAAAAGTTGAGGTTGGAGAAGACCATCTAAGTGCCTGCGTATTTAATTTATTCGGAATAATGCACGAGGAAAACAAATGACCGACAACACACCCTATACAAAAATAGTATCAGAAAATCTTAAATGGCTAGGAATAGACTTTGACGAAACTTTAGCGAATAATACTGGCTATCCTGATTTTACTTTAGGAGAGCCTATTGAGGGTGCAAAAGAAGCTATGGAAGAACTAACTGCTAAAGGTTTTAAAATAAGTATTTATACCGCAAGGGCTTGGAGTGAATATAACATCATTGAGGAGTGGTTAGAACGACACAACATTACTTATAAAAGAATTATCTGCGGAAAGCCACTTTTTAGATACGTTATAGACGACAGAAATATTGAGTTCAAGGGAAACTGGCGTGAAGTAATTGACAAGGTTAAATAATGTTGCTATAATATATTACAATGAATGACGAAATTGACACGCTATGGCAGGAACGAGCTGATTTGCTTAGTGCAGAAGAAGAACCAATAGAAAGTTTTGAACTGGATTGTACCTGTGAACACCCAGATTGTATTTGCCCTATACACAATAGTGAAAAAGAATCCTAAACAACTATTAGAAAAGAAGTGTGACTCATTATGCACGCCAGTTGTAAAAGTGATACATCCTTTTTGTGAAGCTTGTGGGCAACCCACTCAAGTTGCTCATCATTTTATTGAAAGGTCTAGGTCAAACAGACTCAGGTATGATTTAAATAATCTAATTGGTCTTTGTAATTCTTGTCATGTGAAAATTCATAACCGATTTGGCAATAGTATTTCAGGTTGCTTAGATATAGCCGACATTATAAGAAATAAACGAGGTGAAGACTGGTATCAGAAACTAAAAATCACCGCGAGGGAGATTGTGAAGACCGATATTAGTTGGTATGAGAAAAACCTGTCAGAACTTGAAGAATCTCTTCAAGTAAATCAAGGCATCTAATAAACCCATTCCTTTTAAGAATTGAATCACCGCTACGGTGTCGTTTGAGTCTGCTGTGTGGTCTCCTTTAAACCAAGAATTTGCATCTAAGTAAATCATAGGGTCAATCGCACCCTCAACTCCATTTTGAATATCTTGAATTACCCAATTGCCACTAACGAGTTTTGACACAAACATTCCAATATGAACATGAGCACCCTTCCAAGGGTCGTTTTTGTCTCCGTTAGTTGCTTCCCACGCACCAGATGTTCTAGAACCATTCAGTCCTGAATTACCGATATAACCTATCAAGTCACCTTCTTTGAGTATCTGACCTTGTTTGACTTTAATATCAGACATGTGCCACAAAATCATTTCTAACCTCGTAGAATCATCAATTTGATAGATAATTCGTACTCCATTACCTTTGGATGATAAAGCTCCGTTAAACGTCACCACGGAGGTCGTGGCTATTGGAAAAGGGCATATTAAAGGTGTTCCGAAGGTATCTTTTGAGCTTCCAATACCTAAGTCAGTTCCATTATGGAACGGAATCATTACCCCCATTTTGTGGTAGAAATCTAAAAACCTCTTGTCACCATAAGGTTGAGTTATGGTTGGTTTAAAAAGGCATTGAATTGGAAGTTTGAATTTCATTGTTTTATCACTAAAGCAATTACTGCAACGATAACAGCAGAAACTATTATCCATACGACTTTTCTTATATCACTTCGTATTTCTTCAACGACTTCTTTATCAGCCTTTTTATCAAGTGCCTGAAAAACACTATCCATAATGGATTTATGTTCTTCTGTATTTGCTTTAAAACCGTCATCTACTTGTTTGGCGATTTGTTTCATTTGAGTTTCAAGCACGGCTATTTGAGTTGATAAATCTGACATACATTTGTTATATTATACTATATTTCCTTCACTTCGTCAACTATAACATCTTTTACTTCCTCTATTGGTTTGTTCTCAAACTTCTTATCCATTCCGTTATCTTCTCTAAAAGTATCAACTGCATCTTTGTATTCTGGTTTTTCTTGCACAGGTGTTTCTTTTAATTGCTGTGCCAAAAATCTCTCTACCGCTACAGAAACCATATTATCTACGCTTTCCTCACTTCCCTCTGGTATTTTATATGTTTTTTCCATTTTATTAAATTACGCATTTAAAACATCAATTTTTGCTTGAATCTTGTCAACTCCACTATTAGCATTCGCTAACATAGTTGTGAGCTGCTCTCTTGTAAATGCCATTGCTCTTGTTACTTCCTTACCGTTTATAGTGGTAGTAGTAATTTCACAAACGACATCACTGGAAACTTTTTTTAACTCTGTATTCATTGTTTTATTTTAATGGTTTATAAACTCGACTCTAGTTTAGTGACATCACGGTCATATTATTATTAAATTATTTTGTTCCTATTTGTCTTGAACCTAAAGTATCACATTCGTAATGAAACCCGACTGTCTCTAGCAAAGCCTCGCCGCCATACTCGTTCGCAGACGCAGCTATTCTTTTAAGAGTAAAAGTTAATTGGTCGCCTATTTTTAAATTCGTTCCTGTTATTGTGGTTATGTCAGTTCTTTTAAGTTCGTATCGCGTATCATATGCTGTTTGTTCGTCGTCTGTTGTTACGGGATTAAAAGTTGTCTCTCCTTTATTTATGCTATAAATTACTTGCCATTTTACGTTGTCCGTTCCTGTTGGTGCATCATTCCCACCCCAATGCACGTGAAATACTAAATCTGTGCCCTCTTTGTAATCGTGAGGTATTTCTATACAACCAGAGCCTTGTTCCCCGACATCAAACCCTCTTGTATATAGCCCTGTATTTGCCCCTGTATTGTCTTTCCACTCGACTATTCCTGGAAGACTTCCACCCGTCTGTAAAACAAAACTCCCAACATTCGCGTCATTCCATACGCTTGTCTGCAATTCTAAAGTCTTCTCTGTTGTTGTGTATAAATCCACGTCCCCGCTATTGTTCTCTAAATAAGTTGCTGCGTCTTCTAGTTGTATCTTATCCATAAATAAAGAAGTGCCTGCCACTTGGAAATTATCGCCACTATCGGACATTGAACCAACAATGACATCCCCATTACTTTCCATTCTAAACATATCTGCCGCTTCTCCAAATCTGAAAGTAGTTCCGTAAACCTGAAACTTTTGTCCTAAATCTATTTGTGTTCCAACTAAAACATTTCCACTATTCCAATCTAGAGAAGGAGTAGTTCCATCGTTTGCGTATAATACTCTATTATTTGTATCAATGCTGTCATATTTATTATCTGTATCAGTAATAGTTCCTGTGTCAATATTAAAGTCCCCATATAAGTGCATATAAGTATAACTTGGATTAGCACCATTAACCTTAAATTTACCAATGGAGAAATCAAATGTATCAAAAGTATATTCTAACATTGCATCTAATTGAGTATGGTCTCCAATGTGATAATTTAATAAAGCCCAAGTATTAACACTAGGCCTAATATCCATTCTAAAAAGTGGTCCAGCTAAACTTTGGTCTTCATTATCTATTGTTGCACCTGCTTGACCATTATTTATTCCCCAGTCTGCAATTCCACCATTCGCAACATCAAATACCATTCCAGAAACTAAACCATAAGGGTCATCAGAAGTCATTTTTAATCTTGGGTAACTTCCAACAATTTTAATAGATGGATTAACTGATTGTTCTGTTGATTGGTCTAATAGCAATACTCCTGTGGGTGCTGGTAGATTTGTTAATTGTGAACCATCACCATCAACAGCAAGATATACTGTTGAGTCTAATAGTATTTCGCCTGCTGTGCTTGATTTTAAGAAGCCACCAGCACTAGCGACAAATTCATTTAACACAATAGGACTATTACTTTGACCTAGTGTAATCTTGGCAATTTCACTAGCATCGTAGAATATTCTAAAAGGTGAAGTAAAATCTGCTACCTTTACACCAGAGTTGTTATCTACAATGACCGTAGCTTTAATTGTCCCGCCAGTAGCATCTAGAGAATTAGCTCCAAGATTTACATTATCCCCAAACAAGAAGTAATCTTCATCCTCCATCCAAGTGAGGACACCAGAGTTAGTTGTGCCTGTGAAGTTTAAAGTAAGGTCAGTATTAGCAGGAACTTTGAAAGTATATGAGCCCGCAGTAAACTCTAAAGCATCTGCGGCAGTTACTGCATTAGCTATGATGTTGAGAGAGTTTCCGTCAAAGGCTATTGAAGCGTCTTGTGCCGCACCAAAGTTTATTTTCTGGTTATCACGAATTAAATTAAAACTACCATCACCAAGAATTAAACCTACCCCAGTTGTAACACCCGTTGTCCCGTTGTTAATGGCTAGACCTGTTTTGTTAAGTGTTCCTATTGATGTATTACCTACCCTAAAATACATCGTCTGGTTAGTGGGGGTGTTAAATAATGTTGACGTTGAATTAGCTAAAAAGACATAGTTAGTTGCTGAAGGTGAAGCTTGCCCTAACCAAATACCAGCGTATGTTCTGTCTGCTGGTAAGCCACCAATATACAAATCTGCCCCACCGACATTCGCCCAAATATCTTTTTGAGTTGTTATTGTGCCATCAGGAACGACTGTAAAGTTACCAGAGCCCACATTTATACCGCCAGCAAAAATCGGAGCTCCATTAGAAACTGTCTGAGGCGTTGTTTGGTCTAGTTTAAGATAATCATTTATATTCTTATCAAAATCAAAATACTTTTCGGTATTATGCCAAGTTGGGATTTGACCGTCAGCGGTTAAAGCGGTTCCGTTGACATCATCTAGGTCTTGCATTCTCATTCCGTATTCAGGAGCGACTTCTATGATTCCATTCTTGGCTGAACCCGTTTGAGCTTTAATAACAAATCCAACGCTAATTCTTTTCTCTGGGGCTACTGGTTCGGTTTTAGTTAGTTGTCCTGTGGTATTACTTAGATATAGTTGGTCACCAGCTACCCAGTTAGCAGAGTCTTGGTTGGCAGGGGTCTTAGTATAGATACCGTTTATCTTTCCAAACCAAGTAGTCCTTCCAAAGTTACCATTAGTAAAGGTTTCTGTTGCTACGCCCACTAAGATAAAAGGATTAGCTACTATTTCAGCAACAACAGCTTTCTTTATTAAAATGTGGTCACCTTGAACACCAGCGTATTGGCACAGGTCTCCATCAGCAATATTACCTACCGCTTTACCATAGAAGTGTAATTCACGTCCGTGTTGGAGTGTTACTTCGGAACTTAATTTTGTTGAGAGTGTTCCTTCAACTGAATCCCAGAAAGTAGTTCCTACTGGTTCAGAACCTGTGATTGTGTAGGTTGTGTCGTATAAAAACTTATCAAATGTTCCATCTTCTACTTTAGCTTCAAGATATCCTGCTGTTGGGTCAGTAGCAGAGAGTTTTACTTTTTCGTCTGTGTCGGTTGCAACTCCAAATTCAAGACCATCTTCTGTTGCTTTTACTTTAACTACTTTAGCACCTTGACCTGAGTAAGAATTAGGAACGTCTAAGAGTTGATTGAATGTTTTTGAACCACCACCACTTTGATTTATAATAGTAGTGTTTACTTTTGATTCAAATTCTTTTAAACCTTTAATAGCTGAGGCATCTAATCTTTCTTCGTCCTTAAGTAGTTCGAGTTTATTTCTTATTTCTTCTGGGCTATCTTTCACATCCAAAAGTTTCTCATCTATTTCACGTGAAACCTTAGAGTAGTCTACGACAGCATTAAGTCCGTCTTTTCCATCAATTCCATCTTTTCCATCTTTTCCGTTTGTCCCGTCTTTCCCGTTGATACCATCTTTGCCATCTTTTCCTTTCTCGCCAGCATCTCCTTTCTCTCCTTTGAAACCTCTATCTCCCTTTCTCATTTCAACTGACTGAACTGCAATTTCTACTTCGTTCTTGTTGGCTTTGGTTTGGTCTAATTGGGAAATGGCTTCAACTATCTTTTGTGAGTCTGTTTTGATTTCTTCGATAGCTTGAATAACCTTCTCGTTTTCTTCGGTGAAGGTTTTAAGCGGATTAGCTTTAAAGGCTAATGCTTTGGCTAGTTTTTGCTTCTGAGCCTCATCCATTAGATACTATTATAACATATTATACAGAAAAAGTCTATTTACCGTTTGCTTTATTCCAGATGTCGGTGAGTTGGGATTTGTTTAAAAGTTTTTCGGGATTATAAATTACATAATTAGTCCCACCCTTCCCTTCATAAGATAAATCGGAGGCGTATTTTAACCCATCATACCCCTTTGCTTTAATTGCATCTATAATTTTATTAGTAGCATTGGCGTTTCCTTCAGTTAATTGCATAATTGCATAATCTAATTCACCACGATAATTATATATTTTCTGACTATTTTTTCTGGCGTAATCTATTACACGGTTCACCTCTTCTGAAGCGTATTTTGTGTCATATCCTCGTGCTTTAAACGCCTCAATAAATTTATTCTTAATATCTGGCGTAATTTTATAACTGCTTACATCTAGTAAATTAAGGTTTTTTGCGACAAATTCATTGACTTTAGCGTTCTGTTTAGCAAGAATATCTGCATTTGTTTTATAAACTGGCTCAGGTGTCCCAAAGATGCCAGTATTAGTATATCTATCCACGAAGTCCTTTTTAGCAGTGGCATTAGCATAAAAATCCGCTATTTTTTGATTATCGGTTAAATATGCACCCTTACCAAATTTATCAGCACCTTCACCTGTGCCAAATTTTTCTACATCAAATTTGTCAAATAAGTTTTTTGAACCGTGAAATAATTTCGGTTGTGCCTTCACAAACTCCTCCGCACTCTTATACTTCTTAGCTTCTGATATAAGGCTTGACTCTATTTTAGAAGGTGATATACTTTTGGATATGGTAGTCTTATTATTGTTTATAATAGTTTGTTTAATTTCTCCAGTTGCTGGTGCTTTGTTTGCTTTGTTTTGGTTTACAATGGTTTTGACCGCCTTATTCTGTGATTGAAAACCCTTGTTTATTTCATCAAAGTTAATAAAACCTCCTTGTTTATTGGGTGTATTTTTTATCTTATCCCACTGTTTAGCAAAAGATGAGTTTTTTGTAAGTTCTCTAAGTTGTTCGTTGGCTGCAATCCAGTTTCCACTTGCGATAGCTTCAGCTAGATTGTTTTTAACCCTTGCACTTACTAATCTCCAACCCGTTGATTTTACAGCAGATGTAACCCATCTGAATGTTAAGGCTTTTACTGCAATACCGAGAGCTGAATCACCACTTGCCGCACCAATGGCGGTTATCAAATCTTTTCCAAAACCAGTTTGAGAGGACGTTCTTAGATTTGTTTCACTAACAACTTTCTCTAAATCTGACCAAAAACTATATTCTTTATTTAATTTAGAATAGACATCGTCTTGTGATTCAGCAAGAATAGCCCTTATTTTTCCATAAGCGGTTTTCTTAATATCAATTAGTGTTCCCTCTGCTGGAGACAATGCGAATCCTTTTGATTGTGCCACCTCTTTACCGAATATTCTGTTAACCGCCCTTAGTGTTTCATTATCAATAGTCTTGCCATATTGTGATATTATTCCTTGAACTTTTAATATTTTACTTACAGCTTGGGGATTGACGATAACATTCCCCGCGATAAACTGTGACTTTTCCGCTTCCAATGCACTGATGATTTTTGCTGTTGGGGTTGAACCTTTTAATGTTCCAAAATCTTCTATCGCTTGTCCTGCAATCTCTTTTCCCAATGTGGCTTTTGTTTGCAGTCCTTGTCGTGTAAGAGCAAAGGTTGAACTCATTGGCTTCTCTAAAATCTGTGGAACTAATTTAGCAGATATTGATTTTCCTTCTTTTGTTGTCGCGCCAAGAACTTTCATTATGCTTTCTTCTGCACTTGTTTTAAGAGATGCAGACAAGGGTTCTGCTACCTTACCAATAGCACTCTTGGTGGCTGTTCTGGCAATTTCTCCAGCTGTTGTTTTTCCCGCTATACTCGCCCCCTTACCAATAGGCAATAAGGTTGCTATATTGACAGCGGATTCTAGGGTTTTTGCTTGATTGGGATTTTTTTCTGCCCAAGATTTATATTGAGTGGCGACATTTCCAAGTGTTTCGTTTGTAATATCCAAAGCCTTTGAAACAGTTGGTGCGTTGGCTAGTTTTTGAACAAAAGGTATGTTAGATACTTTATCAGTAGCATAATTAACAACGGGGGATATAATCTTACCTATTACATCATTTATTCCACCTGCTACCTGACCAGCAACTTGGAAAGCCCCAACTGGCACAGATGTCTGGAGTGTGGCGACATCCTTAAGTGTGCCTAGTATAGAACCACCTCTATTTTGAATTATACTTTCAGGTTTGACTGGTTCTTTAAATTTGAATTCATATTCGGCTCTTGATATTTTTATTGGTGTAACAGAAGAAACATCAGGCTTAACTCCGAATTTTGCCTCATATTCTGCTCTTGATATTGGTGTAGCCATTTTAATCTGTTATTTGATATACATTTCCGTCAGGACCAGTAATCGTTGTCCCCTTTGATACTCCATTGTTTTTTACAGCCGTCTGCATTCTATTAAACAAATCGTCTAGTCTTTTTATTTCGTCTTTCATTTGAGTGCTTGTGTTTGCATTCGGATTTAACGTAGTTCCAGCGGATGTCATCAATAATACGTCTGCGTTTGACATTTGTGGTCCAAAGAACTTCTTAATGTTTGGGTCGGTCATAAGAGACAGGACGTTCGTTTTAAGAGTGTTTGTCAAAGCTTCAAGTTGCCTAAACTTAGTGTCTCCCACGAATACATCTCCTAAGAATTTAGATATACCTGATGCACCAGAAGCCCCAGCAATGTCTGTTGCCTTCTTGGCTGTATCTCTCAAGAACTGTAACTGGTCTATGGACTTTTGGGTATTGTCATTCACTACTGTTGCCCCGATATCATCCCAAGTCTGTGTTTGTGGATTCCATTGTTTATCTACTCCATTGATAGTCTTTACAGTCGGAACGGTTGGATTTGTTGGTGGGTTGAACTGTGCGTCTAACTGATATTTATATTTTGCCATCTCTTTCTCTCTATCAAAGGCAATCTTGTCTTGTGTTTCTTGATATTTTCTATCTTCTTCTATTTTCTTTGCATCTAAAAGTTTCTTTTCTTTCGCCGAAGCAACTGTGTAAGCAGAATCTATCAAATCCTTTGCCCTATCATATTGAGCTTTAGCATCTGCTAGTTTAGCTGTAAATAGTTTTTCAACTGAGTTTTGAGCACCTTGTAAATCACCGAGTGAGGCTTGGTATTGTGCTGTGAGGGGAAGATTTTTGATAGCGAGTTGTCTATCAATATCTCTTTGAGCACCAGAAATAGCTCCAATAGATGATAACCTGCCTTCTTGTGATAATTTAGCGGCTTCTGCTTCTGCTGTATTAGTGTCAATCTGGGCTTTTAAAGCATTGGCGGTTTTCGTCTTTTCTTCTATCTGGTATTTCTTTTCTAGTTCAGACTGTAAAGATTCTTGACTAGGTGGGGTTGGAAGTCCAGCTAAGTCATTTGCATATTTATCTTCTGCGGAAATAGGTGTCGGAGGTGTATAAGTTGGGGGTGGGGTTAATACAGTTGAAGAACCAAGTCCTGCATATGGGTTTATACTTGTATTTGGTGGCACAACTACTTTACTAGAATTAGTAAGTGCATCAATGGCAATAGCACCAGATTTGCTCATTGCATTATTTAAAACCTCTGGTGTTCCAGAAGTGTATGTCTTAGTTAGTGGGTCGTATACGTTTGTAATAGCCATTGTAATATATTATAACATTATTTTAATAAAATATCAAGTTAAACTTTGTGCATTTCAAAGTGTGCTTGACCAGATTGTATATTAGATGCACCCAAAGTTACACGTTGGATTGTGGCGGTGACATAATCATTCACATCTAGGTAAATTAGGGTCGTAAGGTTACACAAACTCAAGTATGAACTGTAACTAGATGAATTAGTGTTTATTGCTATGAGTGTCGTATTTTTAAATATTTTTACGAAATATCCATCTGTATTATTTGTCCCTAAATTTAATGTTATTTGGTAATATCCAGCCGTCTTTGACGTTAACCTCTCATTGTTTGTTGAGTTGTCGTGTATGGTGTCAGTATCAAAAGTTTCTCCGTTCCAAGTTATCGTTGTGTCTATAGAATCATAAAATGTTTGGTCGTCATTCTTTGTAACCCTAACTGCCACTACATTTGTGGTTGTTGGTTGAGACGTATATTGCCACTCATTATTTACAGCGTCATACCAATAGAATCTTTTGGTCGTTCCATTTTTGTGTATTACACATTGGTCTGAAACCTTAACTGGTCTAGAATAATATTCTCCTGCGGCTAGCGTAACTGTGGTGGTTGGTATTAATGTGGTCGTTTTAAATCTACCATCAATATCTTCCAATAAAGTGGTTTCATTTGGTGTTATGGTTTGGTCTTCAAACGATAATTTTATTTCTTTATCTGTTGGTTGGTTCTCCATATATGTCTATTCTTTTAATTACACAAGTTCCAGATATTGTTAGTTCCAATGATAACGAATCCGTAGATAGTGATGGTGTCATCTGTGAAGTGGCATCTTTTACTGCCACGTTATTTGTGAATGAAACAGTGCTTCCGTTAACATAGTCTTTTCCTTCCGTTGTGCCATCTGAACCACGGCAAACGATAGCAACACTATCCCCACTTGCTAAATCATCAACAAAAACCAAATCAATTCTTGAGATGTCATATTTATTACCCAAATCAACATAAGAAGTAATTATACTATCAGACGATGCCGTTTTTTGTGTTGCATAATCTACAAGGTATAACTTATCTCCTGTTGTTCCGACAAAACCACGATTTAATTGTGAGTTAAAGTTTGTTGATAATATAGTTCCATCGTAACCAGTAGAGAGGGATAATAGGGATGTCGGGAAAAATTGATTAGGCTTTCCATAAGAATACAGGGAAGTCGCTTGCCCAATTAGAATTGAATCTTTAAGTATGCCTAGCGTATTAGTATATGGGTTTGTAGATTTAACATCTTCTCTTAATAAAACTGGATAATTACCATATGAAAATGCCCATAGTCCTCTAGCACCAATAGCATAGGTTATTCCATTAGAAGTCTTCATACTTTTTATTTGGTCTGATATATTGTATGATTTAGACCAAGATGCAAGGCTGTCTTTCCACTCCCAAAAATAGATACTTGTTTCAACTGTTGTGTTTGAACCCTTAGTTCCAGCCACAATTAAATATGAACCGTCGTCAGTAAGTGCTTGGACTTGTTCTCCTTTTGGTATATCAAAGACTTGTTCCGAAAGTGCTGGGTCTGCATTGGTTAAATCATCATAAAGCATTGAAACATAGTTCTGGGCACCAAAAAACAATCTATCATAGATGACGTGAACTGGTGCTATGCCTGCGTGACCTATCGCAAGAGAATACTTCGAGTCAGAAAAAGTATCCGTTGCTGGTGCTAACTGACCAATCTTTGTGCTATTATTAAAATAGTATATTTTTACACCACCTACAATAGTTTGAAATGCGGTGATTCCATAAGCTGGTGTTGTTAATACCCCAGCTGATTTTAAATCAACAACAGTTGGTGTGGCGTTGGTTAAATTTGTTATTTTATAAAAATGTCCATTACTTCCCATGGCATATAGGACGTCCACATAGTTTGCAAAGCCCCGTATTGAGTCAACCACAACAGTGCTACTAATATTAACTGGTGCTTTTGTGAAGGCTATTCCACCGCCGAACAAAGATGGTGAATAACCATTAGCTGAATATAATAAACCAAACCTGCTGTCATTTTTATATGGTGATAGTCCAGAAACTAAGTCCTTTTGTTTTATAGACAATATTTTTTTCATTGTTTTGTTTGATTTGTCCAAGAACTTGAACTCTTGGATGTGTTAGTAAATGTTGATGTGTTTTTAGATTGTTTAGTCCATTTCCAACTACCAAATCCTGATATTGTTATAGGCAACCCAGATAGTATAAAGCTTCCAACCGATGCAATCATTCCATAACCTCGTTTTGCCAGAATATCTATCCCTGTTAATGTATAGGCAGTTACTTGAGTAGCTAGATTTATTGTTCTATGTATTAAAATATTTACTCCTGTTAATGTGAATGCTGTTACCTGACAAAGTAATGTATATAGTGTGCCACTCCAAGGATATTGTTTTCCTGCACCTGAATTATATAGTTCTGTTACTTCTGTGGAAGATAGGGCACGGTTGAGAACAAAAACTTCATCTAACGTCCCAGCAAAGTTTACGTTATCGTTTTCAAAGTTTCCGAGTTTAAAAGGTGCAGTAGCATTGAATGGTGCCGTTGCGTTTGTTCCTGTAGTTTCACCCTTAGCAGCTCCGTTGACATACCAGTTACCTTTTTTCGTAGAGGAATTATAGGTAAAGGCTAGATGATACCAAGTGGTTGCGGAGATTGATTGTGTTGCCGTGTGGTCATCTTCTGCGGAAGCCCCATCACTGTTGATTCCAGCGTGTAGTGTTGTGCCGTTATAATAAAGTCTATACGAACGTTGATTCCCTGTTGCTACATATTTATTTATAAAACAGTTGTTTGATGGTGTACCTGTAAAGTACGCCCAAAAAGAGAAACTGAAATCACCAGTAAAGTCCAAGCCGACTTGTGAAGCGTCTGCAATTTCTAACTTATCGCCAGTCGCATTGTAAGCAGCACCGTTATTGATTTTAGCCGCTTCATAAGTGACGTTGGTATTTGTTAATGTGTTTATACCGATTGAATCAGCAGCATTTCCACTCGCCTCATCTAGTTTATAATACGCCACCCCTCCATACAATGTAGGTGCAGTTAAAGGATATGCTAATGCACGATTTGAGTTAAAGATTTGAGATATTTCATCTGCTGTCAATGCTCGTGACCAAACACCAACTTCATCAATGTCTGCATCTGAATAATCTATTATTGAAGCACCGTCATTACTGTCTTCTGCCCCTATATATACTCTTTTGTTTGTTGATGTTGAGGTTATGGCAGTTGTGTTCACTGAAGTGAATACTAACACACCATTCAAGTATAATCTTGGTTTGTTATCAGTATCGACAGTCCAAACAACGTGTTGAAAATTTGTTGTATTGGCAACAATTCCTGAATCTATCGCAGCTACTCCGAATTTAACAAATTTATAATTTCCGCCATCTAAAATAGCTGCGTACCCTTGTGAACCACCCCTTCCTTTTGCAAAATGAACTCTTGCACCAGTAGCACTTTCTCCTTTTAACCAGTAAGAGATTGTTAAATTAGTTAAATCTAGTGTATTAGAGGTATCTTCTGCTCTTAGATATGAAGACGAACCGTTGAATATTCCAGCGTTGTTTAATTTTCCTGCTGCGTAAGTAGTATTAGAGTTTGTTAATGTGTTACTACCAACAGAGTCAGCAGCGTTTCCTGATGATTCGTCAAGTTTCCAATATGAGACTAAGTTGGTATCTAATGCCACGTTGTTTAATTACTACGCTAGTGTAAGAACCCCATTGCTTGCGTCAAAGTCTAGTGTAAAGGTGTCTCCTGCTCCCATAGTAATAGCTGAACCATAGTCATAGTAGCCGATAAGTTTATCTCCTGTTGAGTTGTCATCATAAAGATAAATGTATTGAAAAGGGCCAACTGCTCCTGATGCAGTGAGAACTAAGTCTGCTAGAACTAATTTATACGTTCCTGATGTTTGTGCTGAACTTGAAACGGTGCAAACTCTTGCTGAAAGGTTTGTGTAAGATACCTGTGTTAAGTCTGCTAGTTCATCCCAAGTTGCTGTGTGTGCTGTATTTGTTAAAGCTACTGTTAAACCATTACCAGAAAGGTCTATTAACTTTTCTGCTAAGTTTTCCACGAATGAATTTATTTTTGTTAATGCTATTGACATATTATTTTATTATTATCTTGAGTTTCTAATTTTACCCGTTATTTTTAAAGCCCTATCCTTTTCTCTACCTGTGTAGTATTCCTCTATTTGTTTGGTCATTCTTTCTCTTTCAGAAGCTATGTCGTTTTTTTGCGATAGACCTTTTGAGATTAAGTAAGGAAGTGAAGCTGTAAAAGCTAACCAAGTGTGATGAATTGATGGAATTGTTGGTGCTGTTGGAGTGAATGTGGCACCCGATATTGTGGCGTACGTAAAAGCCCTTCTGTAATAGATTTTAAGACCTGCTGATACGTTACTTGATTGTGCTGGATAGATGAATAGAGAATTACCTACTTTTCTATAAGTGTTTGGTATTCCTGCTGTCTTGTTGTATTCACCTAAAGCGTAACCAACTTCTTTTTCTATAATAGGGTCAAGTAAGGTCCAATTTCCTGCTGAGTCTAAAGTTTCTACTCTTTCAAGTATTAAAAGCTCACTAGGGAATGAATAATTTGTTTGGTTTGCTACTAAATTAGTTGTTGCGATGGCAAAATCTGTTCTGCCCGAATCCTCAATAGACCAGTCTCCGCACGCTTTCATTGTGATAGAGAAATAATCATCAAGAGCCGAATTAAGCCTTCTTGTTTTGTCTGCTAATGGATAAGTTGTGGTATTAGTTCCACACAAGGAGTCAATTTCTTGACAAATCCCTGTTAAGGTCGAAGAATCATTGTATAACATATTGTATATTATAACACAAATTTAAAATAAAATCAAACAAAAACCGCTTTTTAGGCGGTCTTGTTTTTAGCTTCCTTATAATCTCTTTTAAAGTTCTCAACAACGTCAACTATTGATATGTCTAACTCACCGTCTTTAACCTCAACCGTGCCGATTTCTTCAAATTCCTTAAGGTTTCCTTCCATTAACTTATTAACCATTGGAATCACCTTATCTTTTACCTTTTGAATCTGCAAGCCTATCTTTCTTCTGTCGTTTTCTAGTTCCTCTATTTTCTTTGTAACTTCTCTTCCTTCAATTACAAGAGTTTCTTTCTTTGTAAGCAACTCCACTATCTCTTTGTTTTTAAATATCATATTTATATTAAACTACTAATAATACTCTCTACCTCTTTGGCGACATTTACGATATTGTGTCGCTTATCAAAGTCTTCACAAACAAACTTCTCACTTTTCAATGTATCTGGGTCAAAGATTAAACTCGGCACACCCATACTTTCTGCTTCTAAATTAACCCTTCCTAAAAGTATCCCCACAACTTCATCGGCATCACCTATTATGTCTTCAATGTGGAACTTGGCAGGATAGAATAATGTATAAGGCGTCTTGTTTACTTTAGCTCCGTAGTAATCCCCGAAGAAAGCATAGACATTTTTCTCGTTAGACAGTGAACATAAATGATTTATAAACTTCTCTCTTAATTTATCAATGGTGCAAGGAACGACTGTTAGTTTGAAATCTCTCTTTGACTTTTTGCACTCCTTGAATCTGTCTCTATCAACTCCGTTATAAACCACGAATACTTTATCTACTGGAATATTATGCTCTTTAATAATGTGGTCTTTAATGCTTGGTCTAATCGCTATGTAAGCTGAACAGTTTGGCAAGGGTGTTTCTACGCCATACTCTGAGTGAACTACATTTATAACAGGGCATTTAACCTCTGGGCAGAATTGTGAGGCGATAACGACATCATACTCACCCCTCATATATGAAATCTTTTTAATTCCCTTTAATCCTTTTTTAAGGTATTCCCCATCACTTCCAACAACTTCCCAATTTGAAAGAACCGTAACATCATTGTTCTTGGCTAGTTCACGTGCTAACTCATAGGTGTATAAACACGCACCCGAAAGATAGCCCATTGATTTAGTTGTTAGTAGTATTTTCATATTCTTTAATGACACGATTAAGCAAGATTACTTTATTAGGTATTCCAACAGTATAGTTTGCGTGAAAGGCTTTTAGCCCTTTTGGTATTTCAAAGTCCTGACCTGTCCACATATTACCTATTACTCCGTAATTCCACACGTCAGATTCTTTAAATAGTTCAATCTTTAAATCTTTGGCCACGACATTAAATACTTCCTGATAGTTCTTGGAGTTATCTTTCATGGCTTCAATAGTATCTCTAATTACTTTCTTGGTTTTATCACTAACCTTAACCACAAAGAAGCCCATGCAATAAGTTCCCTTATCGCTTTGAATTACAAAGTCATTATCACCTATTTGGTCAGCGAACCACTGTGTATCTTCTAGTAATAGGACATCTGAATCACAGTAAAGTAAAATCTCTCCATCTTGCATACTGTTCATAGCGTCTAAGCAGTATCCAGCAGTTATTCTTGATATAGAATTGAATGTTGGCGTTCCCCAATGACTTGGTGAGTCATCATCTGGTAGTCCTTTATCTATAACATTACCTTTAACATAAGGTCTTGTAATATCGGCTACTTCTTTATATTGTTTTGATGAAAATACTAGAGTCTGCATCTTTGTATTATATTACTTGTGCTAATTTCTTTTGTATAGGGTAGTTGAATCAATTTCATATTGTTATCGTATAAGAAGGCGTCATCTACTCCTATCTGTTTCTTGTATCTTTCTATGTCGTAATCGTCTCCGAAGATAATGTAATCTGGGCGATACTTTAGTAACATTGGCTTTGAATCCTCTCCACCAACATTCACATCTACTATATCCACGCCTTTAAATCCTTTTAATGTTTCCATCCTTTCATGTAAGTTTAGTACGGGTGTCTTGTGTTTAAACCTCTGAACAAAATCGTCTGTATTTAAAACAACAACAACCTCATCAGCCAACTCTCTTGCCTTAGCAATGAGTCTCATATGTCCGTAGTGTGGTAAATCGAATGTTGCTCCTATATATGCTCTCATAGATAAAAATTGTGTGACTTCCTTTCGTTAAATAAATCCCTATCCTTACTCCAAGTTAGAGTATTCTTGGTATAAGTTTCGTCTTTAGGTGCTCCAGTAGTCCAATGCTTGTGTATTAGTTTGGCTTCTGGAACGTATTTTAACTTGCCAAGTATCTTAGACCTTTCTGTGAACTCTGTGTCGCTGTAATTGTGTGAGTAACCTGAATAAAGATTTTCTCTAACATAATCTGCTGAACATAGGAATGTTGTCGCAAGTGTTCCGTTATTTATTCCGTCATCTGGGAACACGACATTGTTATCGTAATTGTCCAAAAGTATTTTAAGACAATCTTGTTGGATAACCATGTCATCATTCATAACATAAACCAAACCTTTTGTGTCTTCGATTGCCGTTAGAACTGCCTTGACCCAACCCCCGTCCTGATTCTCGTATATTAAAATACGAACAGGAACTCCGGCGTTGTCTTTTAAAGCGGTAAGACATTCGTCTATTCTTGTTCTTCTTTCTTTTGTTGTGGGTATTATTACCGTGATTGTCATATTATTTTTAATGCTTCTTCTTGGCTTATAATTCTACCATACATTTGACCCGTCAGACACTTAACTATATTCATCCTCATTTTATACAAAGTGTTCTTGTCTTTAACTGTCTTTTTCAAATATTCGTATTGATTCTGATAAGCCTCCTTTTCTTGGTCTAAACGGAACGCAGGTGAGGCAAAATACCTATCCCACCACTTCGCAGGAGCTTCACCTTGCTGTCTAATATGTGTTTGCTCGTGAATCATCAAGTCCTCTGTTAAAGTGCCTCTTTTGGTGTATATATCCTTACCATAGGTAATTATTAAATATCCGTCATCATAGTTTACACCGAACTCTAATTGAATCCTGTCTGCTATCTCTGGGCGTTCTGTTAGTATAGCCATTTTAAGTGATTTTTAACTAAGTGATGTGGCGTATCAGTAAATGCCTTAAAGTCTTCAAACAATTCCTCGCCCTTTTTAATATCTCTTAAAGTAATACCAAACAAATCAACATTCGGGGTGTCGCTGTGATTTAAAAAGTCTTGCATAAAGCATTCTGAATTAGGTGATACAAAACACAAAATATCATCACTTTCATCATACATCGTTTTATCAAGTATCAGGTCTTGGACTCTTTCATCTAGTAGCAAGAACTCTTGCTCGGTAAACTTATACATTACAGGCTTATCAGAAAACCTTGAGTGGTCTGTTATTCTTGTGTCTTTTGGTATATCACAGATTGCTACAACACCAACACCGTGAATTTTGCTAGGTGCAAGTTTACAAAGAACTGTGTCGTTTAAATATTCAATGTCTCGTATACTGATGTCCATAAATCTTTTTTATCTTTAATGTTGTAGTTCTTTAACACGTATTTCTTGGCTCTCTTTGCTATTGCTTTTCTTAACTCCTTATCTTGAATCAAATCCTCTAAATCCTTTTTCCAATTATGTGTTGTGACTAGATAATCAGAATCTTTAGTATATGGGTTATCTTGCCAGTCGTCTGTTATGCAAGGAATCTCGAGCATTGAGGCTTCCAAGAACTTTAGGTTTGATTTACATTTATTAAAGTAAGACTCTCTGCGGGGTATGAGCATTATGTCTAGCTTTAAATCATTAATCTTTTCAAAGTATTCTGCAACCTTTACTGGTTCGTGCCATTCTACTTTTATAGTGTCAAAGAATTTGCCGTCATTTGGTTTCGTGGACATTACTACTATTTCAATATCATCTCTTAGGGACAATTCTTTAAGTAAGTCTTGAATGTGGTCGAAATCATTTGTTCCAACGACTGAACCAATCAAACCTAGCCTAACCTTTTTATTCTTGTGGGCTTTTACTTTAGGGAAATCGTCTGGGTCAACACAGTTAGGGAGGACAACAACATTGGGATTGTATTTAAGATATTCTTGTTTAAGAAATTCAGTCGTGGTAGTAATTAAATCTGAATTAGTTGCAAACCACATAAGCTCGTCATTTACTTTCTTGGCTAAATCTCCAACTCCGTAGTTTTGTTTCTCATCAATATAAGTATCATCATTTGAGAAGACTAACTTCTTTCCAGCGTCTTTTAAAATCTTAAATATCTCTTTACGTTCCCTTTCAAATGGTCTGTGAAATACAACCACATCGGCATCAAGCATTCCTTGCATAGCTTGTTTGGGCGATACTCTATTACCCATAAGAGAAGTGTGGTCACCATCCCAACCATTATTTATCAACGGCAAAAGACAACAAACATAGTTACAACCCTCGTATCGACTCATTGAATAATAAATCTTCATACTTTCTTAAAATAATTAATCCAATAATCCCTCTTTGAGTTAGTTCTGGCGTGGCATTTTCTACACAAAGATATTAAATTTGTTGGGTTACAATTCTGCTTGTTATAATCAATATGATGTATAGCTAGTAATTCATCTGTTTGTCCTTCACCACAAAGCTGACAAGTAAGTCTATCTCTTTCCCTGATACTCTGTCTAAATGTTCTTGTCCAATCTGTATTATATTGTAGATAAGATTTCCCACCCAACCACCTATGGCTTTTGTCACCCTCTTGTGCCTTCGACATCTTTATTTTAGACTCTTTAGACCACGCCCTGCCCTTGTTCCAAGCCTCACCCAAGCCTTTTAGTTTTCTACCAATCCAACCTAATCTGAGAGAGTTTTTATGCTGTTCCGAAAGAGCTGGTCTTTTTATACCCTTTAATGCCTTACTAATCTTCATTTTATGTTCTAGGCTGATAGGCTTACCTTTTCTTCCAAGACTCATTTTTAATAGCGTTTCTTTAGAATAAACGTTTGTCTTGCCTTTATTCCAACCTGTTTGTCCCTTAACAAATCTTCCCATATTATTTAACATAATTTTGCCTTTAGTTCTAATACTGTATTCTTTAATTTCTCATAAAAGTTCTGTGATGGTTTCCACCCCAACTCTGCAAGTTTCTGTCCGTCAAGTGCATATCTGAGGTCGTGACCTGAACGACTGGAATGAAAATCTACAAGTTCGTATTTAACTGCCTTATCCAGTGTCTTACCTATTTCAAGAGCAAGTGATAAATTATCAATCTCGGTTTCACCAACGATGTTTATTCTTTCTGGTCTGTCTGCTTGTGGGTGCGTCTTTGGAGGAACATTGTCAATGATAAACTTGATGGCTTCTGCAACTGAATCAGCGTGAATATAGAATCTTGTTCCTGCTCGTTTCTTATCTGGGTAAGCGTGTATCTTTATTTCCTCTCCTGTTTCAATTCTCTTAACACATAATGGAATAAACTTCTCCCAATCTTGAGTAGAGGAATAGACGTTCATTGTATTAGTAATAATCACAGGAACTCCGTATGTTCTCCAATAAGATATTGCAAGAGCTTCTTGAGCCGCCTTACTTGCTGAATATGGATTGCTTGGAACTATTGCATCCCATTCTTTTGAACTATATCCGTCTGGAACACTTCCGTAAACTTCATCGGTTGAAAACTGTAAGAATAATTTAGGCTTTACCTTACGAGCCAACTCTAGCATCGTCAAAGCAACATTTACATTGTTTCTAACAAATGGAACTGGGTCTGAGATACTTCTATCAACGTGTGAATCAGATGCAATATTTAGAATAATATCTATCTGCCCTATTTCTTTAATAAGACCATCGCAAATCTGTGAGTTTAGGTCATGGGTTATAACCTTAACCCTTTTGTCTTTAGGAACATTTAATGGGTTGCCTTTATGCTCCCAACTACAAAGACAAACAACCTCATCTGTTGTGACCTCTAATATGTGCTTGAGTATGTGAGAACCTACAAGCCCAGATGCACCAGTTAGTAAAATTTTCATTTGCCTATTTGTTTTCTAATAACCTCGTCTTTCTCTTGAGGAGTTTTAACTTCTATTTCTTGCCCGTCTTTAGTAATCACAACACTAACTTTTTTAATATTAGGTGAGATATAAACCCCACCTCCCCTATCTTTATTAGCTTCTGTCATAAACGAATTATAACAAAAAAACCACACTCGGTCAATAGACCAAATGTGGATTTCTTGTTTACAACTTCTGATATTACTCAGTTGTCATAAATCTAATTCCTGCTGCGTCTTTATTCTCTACAACACCGTAAAGTATATCTGCTGTTGTCAAAGTTGAAAGATACTGTGGAACGTAGTTTGACTGTATTCTAACTCCACCTGCACCTACCATACCACCCTTTGATGAAACTCCTAGAGGAGCAGTTGCAAAGTGAATAGCATCTGCGTGTGCAATAGCGTTGTTTCTACCAGTTGTAGAAGAAACGTATGTGATGTTGTTTGAAGTGTAAACTGGTCTGCCATAAAGCTTACCAATCATTCCTTTGTTTACAGGTGATGCTGATGCATCGTTTTGTACAAGAGTGAACTTGTCCAATCCCATAAGTTGATTCCAAGCAACTGCTTCATTGAAGAAGAATGCTACTCCGTCTAAATCAACATTTCCTGCTGCCAAAAGTCCGAGACCCTTTCTAATATCTGAATCTACAACAGTTGTAGTTGAAGCACCAACTGATTGTGAGAAACTTGCAAACAATGTTGCGATAGCAACTTCCAAAACCTTAGCAATAGAATAACCTGCATTCTTTGCGTATGTATTCTGGATGTAATAGCTCTGTTTGAATTGAGCTGCTTCTTTATCCTCAATGTTGAAGGAAACTTCATACCACTGGTCAACAGTCAAAGTAATCTTTGTTTCTGTTGGTGAGCTTAGAGTAACGGCTGCACCGTTAGACTTTGCTGTCGCTGTCATCTCAGTAATATTTGGTGTGTAAAGTGCTGAACCCCCTCCTCTTAATTCTGAACTTCTGTCTGTGAAGAAATTAGCCATAACCAACTTTGATTTATAAAAGTCGTTTATTCTATCTCCCCATAGTTTTGGTACTAATTCAGCAACGTCTGCTGCTGTAAAAGTATCTGATGGAAAACTTGTCATTTATTTTGAATCGCCCTGTATTGTGTATCGTTAATAAACTATTAAAGCTAATAAGCTGATACAATTTTAAGTCCGATTTAATTACCGAACGCTTTTCTTACATAAGCCTCGTGTTCTTCTTTGGTCATATCAGAAACAGATTTCTCTGCTCTTACTGAACCTGAACCTTTTGAAGCACCGAGTTTGGATTTAGATTTCTTCACTTCCTCGTCTTGCTTTTCTTTCCATAAGACAAACATTTCATCTTTGGTCGCATCGAGTAATGAGCACCCATTTCCTTTAGCAACGGCTTTGAGTTTGGCTAGTTCGCCTTCCTCGTAACCCTTTGCAATGAGTATTCCCTCTTCTCTAGTAAGATACTGTTCGTTACTATTAATATCCTTTTTAGTTTGGACAACTGGTGTAGGTTTTGAAGCCTTCACCCACTTACCGTCAACAAAGGTTTTACCCTCTGCTTTCATTAAACGAATAAACAATTTCTTGTTTGTTTCCTTTAACTTCTCAGCATCAACTTCTGACTTGGTTTCTTCAGACGAAGTGTCCTCTAATTCCAACTCAACTTCTGCCTCCGTGTCTGTATCTACTGTTTCGGTAGTAGCTTCCTCAACATTTAAAGAGTCGTTGTTCTCAATATTTTCTGACATAATAAGCTTATGTTAGTGAACTTTTAAAGAGTGTTCTAACTCAAATCACCATTTTAAAGGGTAGGTGAATAAGCCCGATGTAAGTATTATAACACAGATTTTACTTTTGTGCAACTCTATTTTGAACTAGGCTGAACCCTTTTCACTTTAGGCTTGTATAAGTCGTCTAGTTTATCAAACACATCGTCAAGTAATTCTCTAGCATCTGCAATTCCTCCAACGTCTTGTCTGTCGTAAACTCTTTTAATAGTTTCTTCTTGCAACACCGTAAGGAAGAATGTTTTAAATTCCTCCATAGTTGCTCTGTCTTGATATAAATTTTGTAATGACATTTTACTTAGTTTGCATTAACTGAGCCATCTGTTCTGGACTAGGTTGTCCTTGTCCTTGTGGCATTTGAGGTTGCATCTGTTGATTAGGTTTAGGTATAAAGGCAGTAGGTGAAATTGGTACGCCTGATATTTCTATAATAGCACCGAATACTTTTGAAAGAATTGGGTCTTGTAGCATTGCAGGATTTGAACCAACTTGAGCCAAGATGTTTGATAGTGATTCAAGTATAGCTGATTTATTTCTCATCTCGTTTGTAATAATGACTGAAACGTGGCATTCAAAGTCTTTAAAGTAATCCTTTGGAATAGGAATTGAACGGACATTTTTTAGGTTCTTTACTTCTTCGTTATACTTTGTGATTTCAGAATCAACTGATTCTTGTGTGACATCTTTTCCGTTTATAACATCGGCAACAAACTTTCTAGCGGCTCTGTAATTTGAAAAGCCCTCGTCAATGATAATCAATTCTTCGTTAGACCATTCTGCTGTTAGAATGTGCTCTTTGTTTAACTTCTTAATAAGATAGGGCAAAACCCAATCCATATAAAGTTCTGAAATAAATATTCCAGCTTCTTCTCTCCTCTGGTCAAATAGTGAACCTGCTTCTTGATTAAGAATAGCTGTCTGTCTGTAAGGAGTTCCTGATGGCATTTGCTCACCAGTAATTGCGTTAAATGTAGAAGATACTCTTTCAAATTGATTATCCCATCTCTGAATAAGCTCTGCGTATTTAGGCAAAGCAGTAGGCATTAAGTTTATAGGTGTGATGTCCCTTCCGTCTTCTAGTTCAAAGATTCTTCCGTTATCAGCATCAGTTAAAATGTTAGAACCAACCTTTTTAGAGTTAGTCTTTAAGATAACTTTACCAGCCAGTTCCATAGCGTTCTTTTCTGCGATGGTTGCATCGTTAGTCCAGACCTGTGCTTCAAATCCGTCTTCTACGATACCAACTCCGAAATCTCTCCCTTCTTCTTTTCTCCAAGATAGGTGTCTGTAAATGTTTTCCTTTTCATCTTCTGAATGCAAAAGGAACATATCATTACCAACTTGTGCAATAAGGAATTTCTTTTGTGTGTATGTATATTCGTCATCACCCTTTGCATCTGGGTCAACTTCTTCTGTAAATTGTCCGTGAACTTCCAAGACTTCAATGTCAGATTTTGTTTTCTTTGCTTTCTTTAATACATCAACAACATTATCCCAAACATCCTGTTTTTCTGCGAGTTCGTGAGCTTTAAAGAAGTGTTTTTCAATTATAATAGAATCGTCAATGTTAGTTGGGTCAACAACCATATTCTTCCAAGCACAAACTTCAAGTTTCATTTCACCGTCATCGTCGGTGCATTTCTTTACTAGAACATCTCCGTATTTTGCCCTTGTATATCCGAAATTATTTAAGAACTCTGATAGTCCGTTATTCTTTCCCCACTTATAAGCTTCTTTAGAAAGAACCATAGACTTAATCATATTCTCTTTGTCAGTAATATCGTCTGCAACAATCTGAATATCTTTTAAATCAAGGTCAGTAGCTCTGTAAGCAACATTCGTTCTAAATGTGTTTATATTATTAAAAGGTTTGTCTCTACCCAGCTCGTCTTTCTGCCCACCTGTATACTTAGAATTAGAATAAAAGGTAATCGTTCTAAGTGTGTCCGCCATATTAAAATTAAGTCCTTTGGTTATTTCTATTTCAAGCGTTGGATAACCACCAACAATGGCTTGAATCTCAGAAAAGAGTTTTTTATTTTTATCCATATTGATTATATTATAACACAAAACTAGATTAAAATCAACGAGCTTGATTTCTTTGTGCAGATTGTCTAGCTCTCCACAAGTAACCTCGTTCTTCATCAGTCATTACCTCTTGAGGTTTAAGACTATCAAAGCCATATCTAATAGCATCCATTGAGTGGTCAAACCCCGCTTCTGGCACGTTAATAACCTTTCCGCTTTTATCAGTCATCCATAAATAGTTTCTATACTCTTTGATTATATTAACTGACCTTTTAGTAATAGATATTCTTTGGTCTTGAACATATTGTATTCCTTGCACGATTGAGTCTTTACCTTTAACACAAGGTATTATATTTATTCCATAACCTTTTATCTCATCAATAGATTTAGGCTCGGCACTATCAGCTATTACTAAACACGCTTCAACATTCTTTAAAATATCGGCTATTTGTTTATTACTTAATCCTTTCTGAAATGTTATCTCGTCTAAAATATACCCACCATTGTAAGAGTAAATCCCCACAATAGAAGTTGGGTCATTTGAATAACCAAAATCCATACCATAACGAATTAGTTTTGCTTCGTGTGGTAGGTCATCAATAATGTTCCAATCCTTGTAAATCTTTCCTTCCACCTCTCCAAGTAATCCTAGTCCATAAACTTGCCACCAACCCTTACGGCTCTTTCTTGACTCAATAGACTTCACAATTTCAGGCGGGCAACCTTCATTATCAAGATAAGTTAAAATAATATAATCTACATCTTCACGCTTTCCATTTACTTCTGAATAGAACCAAAAATCAACAGTAGGATTCCAGTCAAGGAATACAAACTCCTTTGTTCTAACTTCAATTTCATCAAAGGCCTCTAGTTTTAAGTTGTTACATTCATTCAAAAATGCTCTATCTCTCCTACCTCCTCTAAGTTTAGAATCATCATCAGCTGGAAAGAACTCTATCTCACTACCAGTTTCAAACTTATATGTTTTATTGGTTTCACTCCAGTTAGCTTCATTCCAATATAAATGCCCTTTCATTATGTTTTTAAAGTCACGAATAGCACCTCTTTTTAAGTGAGGTAAAGACTCTGAAATAATAGAAGTGAGTGTGGCTGTTCTATCAGTCTGGGCTAGATTAATAAGCAACAATAATATTGATATTGTTTTACTAGAAGAAGTTCCGCCTTGAACGGCTCTAATTTTCTTCTGTAATGATTGTATTTTCTTTAACGCTGTCGTGTTCTGGTATAACATTTTGATTTAAAGTCGCTAAAATAGGCACAGGCATATCCTTTCCGTTAGTAGTTACATCAGTCGCCTGTTTGGCTTTATCCATTGTCCTGTCGTGGACTTCCTTGATGGCTTGAATATCTCCCTCAATAGCTTTAGCAATTAGAACAGGTTGAATTAAAGGCAAGGCTTCTGCAAGAGCTTGTTTATATTCTTCAATGATTTGTTTAGCTGCTTTTCTAATTAGCTTAGTTTCTGGTGTGTCTTTAGGTCTTCCGTTTGGATTAGGCACAGTTCCAGCAACAAAAGTTCCATCTTCATTCCTTATAACGCCATTTATTTCCATTCCTGTATTTTAACACATTTCTTCTATAATGTAAAGCTAAAGTGTTGATAGGGTGTTTATATTTGAAACTTTCCTACTAGTTGTTTTGTAATCTCCCCAAACTTTGGTTTGTCTAGTTCTGGAATTTCAAGATTCTGTCCTATTAGGTTTTCCTTTTTGTTCTCTACTAGATAAATAACTCTCCTCTTTATGGTTTCAAGTTGTTGTTGTGCTTTTTTGTCTATTCCTTTTTCTCTAAGGTCTGAATAATCTAGTGCTTCTAACTTATAGCCACGATTCCAACCCATTGTTTTATGATAATCTGGTTGAATAGCCATAATTTGTGAACCACGAATTGCACCACCTGAAAATATTGCATCTTTCTTTTGAAGAAAACAATAATAAGCCTTTTCTAATTCCTTTTCGTCTATCTCAATATAATCTTCTACCCCATACCCTCTTATTAATTTATAATACATAATTTGGTTTGTTTTTATTAACTTTTCCCGACTCTTGCTTATAAAATGCTATTAACTTCCCTAAATCTCTTTTTAATTCCGTTGGCTTTGTTGGTTTTGGTGCGTATGGTTGCCCTATAATGTTTGGTAGGTGTTCAATGGTTGATTTTAGTTTATCATAAGTCAGTTGTTTTGCTAGGTCATCTATTGCCTTGCGTTCCGTCTTGTTTTTAAAGAAGTCTTTATACATTGGGTTCACTTCTTTGAATAGTTCAATAAGTTCATTGATTTGATTGCTCTGCAAAAATTCTTTTTTGCTAGTATCTCTTATTATGTTATTTATGTTATTGTATGTGTCCGTTTGTTGTCCGTTTGTTGTCCGTTTGTTGTCCAACTTCTGATAGGTTTTCCATTTAAGTATTGTTATTACACGATTTTTTGTTGTTTTCTGTTGTCCGATTTGGCGTGTTTTTTCAAAATATGACAAGATTCTCTCTATTGTGGTTTCTGATATACCAGTATTGTGGCTTAAAACCTTACGACCAGTTAAAATCTGTCCCGCGTCTAGAATTTTGTCTTCACCATTAAATATAAATCTATACCCGTCTTTGTGGTTTGCCATTAGCAAAAGGTGCAACCACAAACTCACATACTCTGGTTTACAGGCTATTGGGTTATCTAGTAATTTTCTATGCACACTTACCCAACCATTTTGGTTCTTCATCTCGTTTGATTCTACGCAAAAGTCCGCTGACGACTGAGAAGGTGAACCAACACCCTCGCCACTATTACTAGTAGCGAAATCATCAACGGACTGCTGCGAATTATCACTATTAAATTGTTTTGGTTTATTCTCTCCCATATATTATAACATATATTCGGTTAAAATGCAAACTATGTTATATACTTATTATATTCTCATTAAATATTCACGCAATCTTCATGAAGTTAATATGTTGTTGATAACTTGCAATCTACTTTAAACTATGCTAAACATAAATTGCAGGGTTTGTAACATTTCCTTGCACATAAAATTGCTTAACAGCTTTCCCTTTTGAAAATTCTGGGTTATGAAATTTTCATTAACAACCCATCTGCTCAATGGGTTGTTTTTATTATAACATTTTTAAAGAGATAAATATACAATTAAAGTTATCCACATTTTTTAATTTGCAAACATATATATTAGTAATATAATTATTGTAAAGATGAACAAGAAAAAATGGATAGAAAAATTTAATTTAAAAATCATTGGTCGATGTGATGAAGGATTGAAGAAATGGCACAGACTAGAACTTGCAGGACTATGGGCAGACTGTGAAGATTCAAAAAACTTTCAATCAAGGTTCTGGTGGAGATATGGAATGGTTAAGTTTATTAAAATTAAGAAGCCAAAGCAAAGGAGTTTATTATGAAAAAGCAAAATGTTATATGGACAGACGAAGCCTTCAAAGAATACTTCGGAATGTCTAAACAAGAGATAGAGCAAATTGTAGAGCAAGAACACGAAGATATTAGATTAGAATTAAGGAAAATAGAGGGAATTGATGGGTTGTTTGATTCAGAGGGTAGACTAATAGTAAGCTAAAATGTTTAACACAGATTTAAAAATAGGTCAGGAGCAAGAACTCATATTGGCAAAATTACTGATGGACTCTGGTCAATACGACAACTACGAACTAAACGATAACGCTGATTACGATATATCTATGGTTTCATTCTCACCAAGTGGTGAAACGCGAACTACTTTTGAGTTGAAATATGATAGATACGATAATGATAGGGTTGCAATAGAAGTGTTTTGTTTAAGAAGATACGAGAAGTCTGGGTTATTAAAATCTAAAGCCGACTACTTTGTGATATTAAAAAAAGGAATCTACTATTTGATACAGACCAAAAAACTATTAGGAATATTAAAGCCCGAAATGTTTGTGATAGGTGGAGATGGTAGGTCTTCTGTAATGGCACTACTAGATATTAAGATACTGGAGAAATATGCTAAAATCAAAAAGATGGCTTAAAACACCGAGAATATTAGGGAAAGTTATCCACAGTTTTAGTTTGACAGGGTATATAACTTTGATATACTAACTATATGAAGAAACAATTATTAGATGGAGAAGAGATTTACACAATAGACTTAGATAAAGGTCTTGATGTAAAAATCTTTAAGTGGATAGTTATAGGATTAGGGTTAGCATTTATTTACGAGGTCGGATTTTTAACAGCAGTTTATTGTGCAATATAATGAAAACATTTGAACAATTTTTAGAAGATAAATGTCCTTGTCACACGAATAATAGCCCAGAGGGATTTGAAAGGTGGCTAGAGCAGTTAGATGTTCAGGAAGTAATAGACTATGCAGAAGATTACGGCAAACATGTTAAAGAATATGTGTTGGAAAATTTACCAGAAATAATTGATTAACTATATGACACAACAAGACATAGAAACAAAGGATAGGGTCGATTTAGATTTATTAGAAGATAACGAAAACAAGAAATATGTATAACAAATTACTTTTGATTCAGCAAGAAATAGGTGCTATTAAGAAAGATGCAACAAATCCTTTCTTTAAGAGTAAATATTTCGATATAAATAGTTTGCTCGAACAGGTTAAACCAGTATTAAACAAACACGGTGTGGTGTTATTACAAGGTCTTACAAACATAGATGGAAAGTTGGCACTGTCAACAAAACTTGTAAATTCAAAAGCTGTTGAAAATATGCCAGAAAATCTTATGACAATAGAGTTCATATGTCCACTACCAGATATTCAAGACCCACAGAAGATAGGAAGTGCAATTACTTACTTTAGACGATATGCTTTACAATCACTTCTCGCACTCGAAGCAGAAGATGACGATGCAAATTTAGCAAGTAAGCCAGTAGCAAAGAGTTACGAAACAGTTGCCGATAAAAAGGCAAGACAAGAGCAAAACAAGAAGGATTTTAACAACGATGTAAGCCCATTTTAAAACATGAACAAAATTAGTATAACAATAGATACAACAAAGGTCACAAAGGAGAAGATTATTACAAGGGTATATAATGACGGACAAGGACACGAAGTAATAGCGAAAGACTATAAACTAGACATAGTACCTCTAAGAGAAGAAAAGGTGGTGTGGCGTGGTGCAGATAGTGAAATGGTTAAGGTTGGATTTGTAGCTGAAGCTCCAACAGATGAAGAAAAGAAAGCAAAGACCAAAACAAAGATTATAGGAAGTGCTATTGAGTTTAGAAAAAAGTCGCAAGTAAGCACTTTAACAGCACAGGAGAAAGCTGAAATACAGGCTAGTAAAGAAGCATACGGAATTAAAGAAGATGAAGACATAAATCCTGCGGATATTCCTTTCTAATATGAACGAAACATTATCACAAATTACATTGTCGATAGTCGAGACACTAAAGGCGATAGTTCATAAATATAATTTACCAGAGGATGAAGTTTTTAATCTAGCCTCTGATATTATGAAAGAAAATATGAATTATAAGAAGAAAACCAATGGAGATAAACAGTCACATATTAAAACTAAACGGTAAGGCTGAGCTACCAAAAGAGATAGAGATAGCAAAGAATTACCACATTGCACTAGATGGAAGCATAGAGTCATTTTCAGTTCATAATAATAACAACGGAACTTTTGACAAAATATACACATTCAAGCCAGTGCATATAGAATTATTAACAGAACTTGGGGAAACGTTAAAACTCAAAGACCCTCGCAAAAACAGCACAAAAATCCGCAACCTCTTATACTTCAAATGGAAAGAATTAAACGAACCGATAGACTTTGAGGAATACTACACTAAGTTTACTAACACCGTATTGTCTAATATGGATGCACTAATTGCGAAATCAAAATGAAAACTAAACACTATGACAGAATACTGATATTCAAAATATCAATCAATCAAAAGGACAATCTTAAAACTATGGCAATTTCTTATGAAAAGAGTTCAGCCCAGATATTAAGAGACCTTATTGACAAAGAGTATAAAGTGTATCTGAATGGTAAAAGAAAGGTGCTAGATGCTTTACAAGTTGCTGAATAGGTATATACTTATTATATGAATTATCAAGAAACAAAAAACAAGTTAGCAGTAGAGTGTGGTTTAATAGTGTCAGATAAAAACGAGTTCGGTGAGCAAGAGTATCTAGGTAGTGATAAGGCTTGGTCGAAGTTTATAAGAGCTTTAGAAGTATTAGAAAAGGCAGATTTAGAAGAAGCTGATATGGATGATAGTGAGTAATAAATAAAATGGCAAAATTTAAAATAGGAGATAAAGTAAAAGATATAGAAACAGGTAGAATTGGTATCGTAGATGAAATTGGGGATTTATATACAACAATAACATCAAGTGATGGTAAATATATATATAACCATAATCGTATTTGTCTTGAAGACGGTTGGCAACAGGGAGATGTGTTGGTAAACAAAGATGATGAACAGAGGATGATATTAGGAATCTGTGGGGAAGTTTATTTTACAACCTGTCCTGATTCAGAACTCGCTAGTGATGGTATTTGGACAAAAAAGGAACTAATTAAAGAAGGATACAAACCCCTCTCCGAAACCCCAGTCCTAGAAGTCACCTTAGAACAAGTCGCAGAGAAGTTTGGAGTTGATAAGATTAAAATAAAATGAAACCATCAAAAAAGACACAAAAAACAATTGATGTTGTCAATTCAATCTTAAAAGCAATAGAAAAAGAGGGGTTCGTTTATAACCTAAATGGTTTGAATTTTTATTACAAAGGTAAGACTTTCTTCATCCACCAAGTTAAATGTGGATGCAAAGAATGCAAACGACCTAGCAAGGATAAATAAGATGAAAATCAATATAAGTAAAATAGGTGAACCATATAGTAAGACAATAGAAGTAAGTATGTCAAACCATAAAGACAAGGAGAACAATATCTATTATGGAGTAGAGTATGAAGGAAGGATTATTGAGTTGGTTATAACAAAAGAAGAATTAAACGAGATTTTAGTAGAAGAAGCATTTGAAGAAGTAACAGGTAAAAAAGAATGGTCAGAGTTATTAGATAAATTAACAATAAAATGAAAACAATAAAAGTAATGGGTATTATAGGAATAGTATTAGCTTCAATAACGACACTCGTTTTGTTTGGGGGAGGTGATGAGATGGCAATAGGACTTTGGGCTTTAGCATCATTAGCATTTCTTATGGCACAGTCAATCGTAGCAGTAGTAAAGATTAAGGAATAGTTCTTTAACAGCTCGGCAATAGATGTGGTGGTATGGGGCAACTAGTGTGGAATACATAGCTGAAGTGAGACCCTTCTAAAGTTAGCCCGAACGTGCCACCAGACCTGTTGCTGAGTATTACATCGAGTGTAACGAGATAATAGTAGGTGAATCGGTGGGGGAAGCACACGAAGTTGCTTAGAGTTGGGGAACGCCACGCAAGGGAAACAGCTCGGATAGAATCGTTCAAATGTTCTATCGTGATGGTATACCACGATGTATACTCGTTCCGCTCTCCCCACGAGTTCGTCTACACATCGGAGTTCAATCCAACCTCGCAAGGTTAAATAAAATGGCACATACAACAACAAACAACACAATGGTCAGGGTTATAGAAACACAAGCTGTGGATTATGAAAAACACTCTTGGTTAATTTTTGAGTGGAATGTAAAAGTAAATACGACCAAACTAAGAAACGACATTTTTATAGTAACCAATGACGAATTTGATAGTGTCTTTATAAATAATGTAGAGTATGAACCTCGCAAGGTTGAGAAGAAGAAAATATGAAAGAGAAAAAGCATTATCCAATAAAAAATAGTCTAGGCGGGGAATCTTGTTGGAAATGTCTTAATTGGTCGAGTGTGGTGGGCGGATTAAGATTTTATAAGTGCCTAGCCACCAAAAAAGAAATCAAAGAAAATAGGTTTTTATTAGAAACCAAGTTAATTGAGAAGAAGAAATGAAAAATAAACAATATTCGCTGTTAGAAAAAGTATTAGTTATAATCTTTGTCCCCCTTCTTGTATTTTATTGGGTAGGAACTCTGTGTTGGTTTATACAAGGGATTTGTAATAATTTTTGGAGAGAAGTAAATAAAAACTAATATGACCAAAACCGAAACAATTAAGTATATCAAAGAGGAGATTTTGCCAAAGGAGAGAGAGGAAGGTCAGACAGAGCAATGTAAGGATGTCTTGGCAATGAACTATTTAATTGGGAAAAATAAAGGTGCAAACTTAATGCTCCACGAAGTCCACTCCACTTTACCCTCTGTCTATGACTACATTGAGGAGAGGGTGAGGGAGGAGATGAGAGAAGAAATGCGACAAATCGTTTCACAATATTCGGGGATTAGTGCCAAAGCGACTGAGGATTTATTAAAACAACTATGAACTTACAAAAAGAAAACAACGAATTAGTTTTAAGACTTCCACTTACACAGAAAGAGTCAAACTGTTATATGGATGAAAAAGACTTAAGAGATGTCCCCAATTTGGTCGGTGTCGTCAGAGAAAAAGAAAAACAGTATTCAATCTCACAGAGCATAAATATGAGTTATGCAGGAAAGGAAGACCAAGAAGGCTCACCATACATTGTCTTTGATGATAAAGGAGAACTAGAAGAAGTTTGTAAAAAGTTTGGATTAGACATCTGGGAAATAAATTAAAACTGTCGCACCCAAACTCTTGAAAATATAGATAAGGAGATAAAAGAGATATAACAAAAAACACCCGCCGAGAAGGGTGTTTTGTTTTATTACACGGGTCATTCGTGAAAATCGACTCGTGTATTATAACTATTTATAAATAGGATTACAAACGTCTGTAACTCTGTCTAATCCATACCATTTAACTCTATAAAAGTTATCTGACATAAATTTAATTGCGAACTCTGGGTCAAGTGTTTGCTCTTTGGAAACAGTTGGATGACTTGGCAGGTGTATCTGTGCCAAACCCCATGAATCCTCTCTAACTCCATTCTTCACGACATTACTCTGAATAATCTTATAACCTGATTCACAGTAAATCGTTCTTTTCATTTCGTAAGCCTTAGTTCCTGTGGCATAGTGAATTATGATTTCTTTGACTTCTTCTTCGGTGAGAACATCACCCAATTTATAAGTCTTTGTAACCAATTCTTCTTTAATTTCTTCAATTTCATAATCTTCCCACTTTGGAGTATAACCCCAGATAATAACTAATAAACTAATAATAATAAATCCAAATATGTATTTCATTTTAAATGAACGGACAACGGAAGGTCTCGCATAGAGGTTATGTCACTGTTAGAGACGACGAATCTCTACTCTATACTTTGCCGTGAGGTATTATTTTCCCAAATAAGGTTCTGTTGGAGTTCCTTTGTTTGTGAAATAGTATGTAAATGCAACAAGAACCAAAGCCATAAAGTCTTTGGCATCTAGTGTGACTTTACCAGTAAAGACTTCCCATAAGAAAGCTATTGATACTGTTAATGCCATAAGCATAAACACAATTTTTGAAGCTGATTGTAACAGTTTCATACCATATATTATAACATAATCTAGGTATAAATTCAATAGTTTTCAAAGAGCTAGAGTAAAAGGTATATATCTATTATATAAAGACCCCTTGTGATTAGCAAGGGGTGTGATGTTGATAAGTCACCAGTTATGTAAAGCACTGTGCAAATATGGCACTTTCCTTCTGAGGACAAATTCGTAATCTGGGTCAATCCAAATAGTGTTCAGTGCCTTCATTATGTCAATCAATTCGCAGTTACCAAAAAGGTGGTGAAATGCGGAATGTTGACGTTGGGTGACCCAAGAAATATTCCGTGGGTCGTCTGTGCCTTGATGAGATTTCATCTTGCGATGGTGCTGTTCCCGAAACGGTTTCCTCTTGTGTCTGCTCATCTGTGTATCTCCTTTTTTTTAAAGAACTTGTAACCTATATTATAACACGAAAACACCTTCATTAAAACAACATTAAAAAGTTGACAAGTTGTGTTTCGATAATAAACAGGTTATTAACAAATAAAGTTGCAGGTTTGTAAAGTAATTAGTATAATAATTTCATTAAAACTTCATGAAGTCCACATGAGTTTACAAAAGCTAAAATTAATGTTATAATTTGATGAGTTCTTTAGTAAAAACGAAAGGAGGTAATATGAAAGAGGAAGAAAGAATTAAGGTGGTTTGCATTTCAGACCTACATTGCCCATATGAGGACAAAGAAGTTGTAAGACTGGAAATTGAATTTTGTCGGCACGAACAGCCTGACATTATCATCTTCCACGAATTACACGACTTCTATGCTTTATCAAAGTTTGATAAAGACCCTGAACGATTAAACGAATTGCAATCAGAGATAGATTTAGTGAATAGCTATATGGCACAGTTTAGAAAGGCTTGCCCTAAAGCTAGAATGATTCTACTCGGTTCAAACCATCTCGCTCGTTTGAAAAGATTTATGTGGCGTGAAGCTCCAGCTCTCAATAATCTTCGTTGCTTAAAATTAGAGCAACTATTGGAGCTTAAGACTCACAAAATAGAATACTTTGAAAACGGGTTCACTTTCAAGAAGGTGTTGTTTAAACATGGCGACATTGTCCGTAAATTTTCAGGCTACACCGCAAAGGGTGAGTTTGAAAGGGAAATGGTCAGTGGTTGCTCTGGTCACACACACCGATTGGGAGTGTATTATCACACAGTTCGTGGAGGTTCTTATGTTTGGGTCGAAGCAGGGTGCGGTTGTCGCTTGGATGCAGAATATCTTAAAGGTTCTGTCGCCAACTGGCAACAAGGTTTCTCTGTTTGGGGTTTCTCCAAAACATCAGAACATTTCTACGCAACGGTCGTTCCGATTATTCATAACAAAATCTACTGGGGGAATAAAACCTATAAGTAGAACAAGGAGCTAGGCTTTACAAAAGCTGATGCTCCTTTTTAATTACAATGATAGAAGATTTTAAAAATAAAGTAATACAAGGAGATTGTTTAGAAGTAATGAAAACAATGGAGGAAAACTCTGTTGATAGTATTGTGACTGACCCTCCGTATGAATTAGGTTTTATGGGTAAGAGTTGGGACTCTACTGGAATTGCAAACAATAAAGAAATGTGGGCAGAGGCATTACGAGTATTAAAACCAGGAGGACATTTACTTTCATTTGGTGGAACTAGAACTTATCACAGAATGGCTTGTGCTATTGAAGACGCTGGGTTTGAAGTTAGAGATATGGTTAGTTGGATATATGGTTCGGGATTTCCGAAGAGTTTGAATATAGGAAAGGCAGTAGATAAGTTGCAGGGGAATGAGAGTGAAGTTGTGGGAACTCAAATGCTCGGTGGTAATGCGGCACAAACTACCAAAGAAAAAGGCGGCACTTACGCAAGTAACACAAACGCTGTTGGTGTAAAAGCGATAGAGGTTAAACTTACCAAAGGCACATCTCCATACGAAGGCTGGGGAACTGCTCTAAAACCTGCCTGTGAGCCTTGTGTCCTTGCTCGTAAACCTTTAAGTGAAAAGACAGTGGCTCTCAATGTTCTTAAATGGGGAACGGGTGGAATAAATATAGATGGGAGTCGGGTGGGATATGCAAGTGAAAAAGATAAAACTGAAGGGCAATCAGCGAGAATAAGTCTGACAAAAGGTAATGAGTATACACTTCACAAATCTATGGAGGGTATGGATAGAAGTGATAGGTCAGAAATTACAGGTCGCTTTCCTGCCAACATACTCCACGATGGTTCAGATGAAGTATTAGAGGTGTTTCCGATATCAAGTACAACAGGCAAAAGAACACCACAAAGTCAGTCTAAAGATAAGAAACAAGGGGATAGCCAAGTGGGGTGGCATGTTTCAAGAAGTGAAAGCGAATACTCTGACTCAGGTAGTGCTAGTAGATTTTTCTACTGTGCTAAAACTTCCAAGAGTGAAAGGAATAAAGGGTGTGAGGAGTTGGAGGAAGTGGTCGCTGGTGGAATGGCTGGAAGGGCTGATGGTAGTTTAGAGGGAAATATAGTAATGAATAGAAACAATCACCCCACAGTAAAACCCCAAGCACTAATGAAATATCTTATAACTCTTATCACTCCAAAAGGTGGAACAGTATTAGACCCATTTGTAGGTTCAGGTTCTACATTAGTTGCCGCTAAAGAATTAGGATTTAATTACATAGGTATAGAAAAAGAGGTCGAATATATAAAAATTATTAACGCAAGATTACAATGAAAAAAGAAACATTAGATAAAATAAAAAAAGGTAGAGAGGATTCACAACCAGTTAAATTATTCAAAGTCGCAGGTTGGGAAGTTTGGATGGATTCAAGGAATTATATTACTAGAAAGAACGGTAAAGAATATTATTTCACGACACTTAAAAATGCGGTATTGGATTGTGCAAACGAAAATGGCAAGGATTATTTAAAGTCAAAGGAATGTAAGTCGGTCGAGGATTCAGCACATTTATTAGAGCTTAATTACGATTTCTTCATAGACCAGCTAAATAAGGCATTAAAAGGGTTGAAGTTGCCTATTTAAAGCCTCCCTCCACTTCGTATATCAAGCAAGGTGCGTAGTTAATAGCAAATAGGTAACAAACAGCATATGGACAATAAAACTAAGTTGTTTTTGATACTTCTAGGGTGGTGTTGCGTGGTTGGGTTGGTGGTCTATATGGCGGTGTCGGTTATTATAAGTTTCGTTAATTATTTAAAATAAAATGTTAGAATTAGATATAAAAACAAGAGATGAGATAGTTAGATTTTTAAGAGCAGTAATAGTTCCAGCACAGACCGGGGCAAGCCTTAATCAAGTGGCAGACATTCTTGCTAACCTAAAGGGGAAAGAGGAGGAAAAGCCTAAAACAGAAAAGAAATGAAATCCACACGAATAGCTTTAATCGAACTTCTAGAAGAAATCAAGAAATCTCACCCAGAACTAACCCATAATTT